CCACAGGAAAGGTTGTGTATAAATCAGGAAAAAAGACTGATGTGATTAAAGCTTCTGGCATAAGTGCCGCCATATTCAAGGTGGAAAGATAGAGCTCTATCTTCTATGAGAAATCATCATTTATAGCTATTGTTTACTTTCAGAAAAGCGGGTGCAAAGGTAATCACCAGCCGCCCATTGATAATTGCCATACAACCACTCATAGGCCATGTCTGCATGGTCCAAATCAGTTATCGGACAATAACATACAGAATGAAATCACTGCAAAAATAGTCGTATGATGCGACTATTTTTGCAGATATAACAAGTGCCGCCATTGTGAAGTTTTAGTAGTTCGGTTTTATCTTTTCCATTTCGTCTATTCCCCAAGATGTTTTTGCCGAATCGGCTCAAAAACCCGTTAAACATACGCAAAATCGGCTCAAACAAACCCGATTATTGGCAAAAAATGAGTAAATTTGAGCCGATTAATAAATAAAGAGATACTTGTACATTGGTGAATGGAAAAGATAATGTTTTTGAGAAAGCACTCTTGACATTAGTGCTATTATCGTATATTCAAGCCTTTGTGGATGGGAACAAGCGGACAGCAAGAATCACAAGCAATGCTATCTTAATAGCAAATGGCTATTGCCCGATTTCTTTCCGAACCGTTGACTCCATCGACTATAAGAAGGCTATGCTCATGTTCTACGAACAGAATAACATCGCTGCTTTCAAGAAAATCTTTATCGAGCAGTTCTTGTTTGCAGTGAAGACGTATTTTTAAGGGAAATAGGTATTTATAAAAAAATAGTGATATGAAATTGTTGGAAATATTAAAAAGAATGTTGTCTTGTGCTACAACAGAGACTTCGGAGCCAACAGAGGTTTCGAAATCAACAGTGTTGCCTTTGGTAGATAGCAACAAGGAATCTAAGGATTATGCAGACTTAGATGATATACGTTTAGTTGTTGGCGATAAAACTTTGGCATTGGTTTATAATGTATGCATGGGTGGCCTCCATAACATACTTCATTATGATCCATGTTCTCACGATACTCAAGATTGCTTTTCGGAAATAAATGCCATTATAGAAAAGAATCTTGAAGAAGCCTATGAAAGTATTGTTGTCAAGACAGGAGAAAATCAATATTTACTTAATATTGGAGTAAACTTACTGTTGGGGCCCGGTAGTCTATCTCAACAACTATGTGATGATGTTATAAATGTTTTTTATCCTATCATAAAACGTTTTATTGATGAACATGTTGTAAACAACAAAGTGGGTGTTTATTCTGTTTTCACGGGTGGCAATGGAACTTCTGTTGGTTTACTTGGCCTGGTCAACCTTCTGGAAAAAGATGGTTACATTTGTTGTGGGGTAGGAACTTCTTACGATAGTCACTCATATCCTTTAAAGCGAGCAAAAGGTTGGCATGGTTTTACATATATTGCCCTGGAAGAACTAATAAAAAACACAGAAAAGTTACCTAAGATTAAAATACTTTCTTTGCTGCATGATGAGCTGGTCGCTAAAATGGGAGATGGCACCGTTTGCTTGCAGAAAGTCAAGCCTGAGCAGTTTATATATCATAACCACTTTGAAATAATGGAGCAATATGGCCAAGTGCGTACGATGGCAGATATTCTTATTGACATGAATGAACAACAGCATTTTCATAGCAGTGAAGAGGCAGTTGCTGCTGTTGAGAAATTTATTGGATCGCAGAGTCCATGTCATTTTGCAATTTCAGGGAAAGCGTTCCATTTTATAGCAGATGCACTTTATTCGTCTAAGGCATTTGTGGATGGAAGTTTAAATAAAGATGTCTTTTTAGAAAACTTCACTATTTCTAAGTTTGAAAAGAACTGGGATAATGCAATGTATAGATACTATTACGCTAAGATTTGGAAACTGATTTGTTATTTTGACGAGTTTAGAAGATATACATCTCCAAATCAGATTTATAGGGATTTGAAAAATACAATATCTCCGGAGTATTATGTAATGTCAGATAGTACTGGTAGCTTCGGAAGCTACCCACGATATTTCTTTGAAGAAGCCATAAAAGAGGCATGGAATGAAATAGCCCCGAATAATTCTATAGATTCCCAATTGCTTGAAAAGTATATGTTCAAAAATCATGAAGCATCCGTAAAAGCAATAGGATTAGAGGCTACAATAGAAAAGTATTTTGACCAAGATTATTGTTGGGCTGACGTGTATTTTCCTGAGCAAATAGGCTCTGCACCTGTTTACATTGAACGAGAAATCGGAAATAAAAGAATTTTTATTAAATCATGCGGAGAAGGAAAGGGACCAAATAATTGTCCTGAGATTTTGGAATTTAGATATGCTTATAGGCTATTGGTGGAAGACATTAAGTATAATATTTATTAAGGGGGCAAAACGAAATGTGGGAAAGGGTGGATGAAGGTTAAGAGAGTCGAAAGGATTGGAAATAAGGGAGTTGAGAGGTGTTGAGGGTTGATGTGAGATGGACAAAAGGCAAAAACGAAATGTAACATTGGCTTTACGTTTGCTTTACGTTTGATGTGCGTTTGAACGGTGTTTTAGAGGGAAAATGTAACATGGCAGCTCAAAAGGCTGCTTTTATTGTGTCTGGACGGATCTGTGGTGGTACATGGGCGTTCATCAGCGTGAAGGTGCCATCGGTGCAGTAGTGGCGTTAGGATGCCTTATTCCTTGTGTTTACGGGCTTTCTGGAGCGTTTTAGGGTGCGTTGGTGGATTGGCAAGGTGCAAGGGCGGAAAGGCTGTCAGGAGCGTGTTTTTCATGGGTATTATTATGGATGAAGTGCGTGATGAGGCTTTGAACAGTGTGTTCAAGGCATTATTGTGGGGAGGCTGCTTGCTTCCCCTTTTTTATGCCTGAAAGTTGGGTTGGGTGGACATTTGGGTGGACGTTTGGATGGACAGATGTTGATTTGCAAAAACGAAAAGTGTTGATTGGGTGGACATTTGGGTGGACACTTTTAACATTTCTGAAAGCGGATAAATAGGGGAAACAGTACAAAAAGCCCTTAAAAACGGTTGTTTTTTGCGTTTTCAAGGGGCAAAATGCAGTGTTGTGAATGTATTCGAGGGGCGGAATTTTGAAACTTTCCTTTGTTTATCGGGGTTTGGGGCGATTAACGTGAAATTTGGGTATGCGTTTGGTTTGATTAAAGCTCAAACAGATTACTATCTAAACCGTCTTGATATTCTTTGGGTATGGCTTCTTTAATAATGTTAAGGGTATAATTGGTGGGGGCTTGTGTATATTCATGAAAGAAAGATTTATAGCCCTCAACACTGTCTAAGGAGTCGAAGATGTCATGGTATGCAAAATCAACTGCCTTTTTATATAGAGATGTATTGAATGCCTCTAAAACATTTTTGTGGGAAACTTTTATGAATGGTATTTCTCGCTTTAAAACATAAGGATATGGACTATTTATCAAGTCCATAGTAGATAGAACAACACATCGAATATTTACGCCAATTTCTTCAATTTTAGCGTCCATTTCCATCCTGTCCAATTCCTTTTCACTCTGCTCGAAAGACTTAATTACACGCTTCAATTCTTGCTTTTTTCTTTTTCGAGTGAGCAAAGAGAACAGACAGAAGGCAATAATAATGGTAACGATTAAAAGAAATGCCATTTTATCAGAAGAATTTACTTATAGAGCCGATAACTTCGAAAACTTTAATAATACGGGAAATGTCAAACTCCTGTTCCTCATAGTCTGGCTTATTGATGGGGACATAGAGCAGCTTATCTGGTGTTGAGCCACGACGTAGAATCTTGATAGTACGGATGGTGTCAAGTACAACGGCATAGATTTCTCCAAACTGGATGTCATTGATGGTACATTCGTGCAGGGCAATGATGTCACCATGATTGATTTTCGGTTCCATAGAGTGACCGGTGACATTGCACCATAGCGATGCCTTCTCGAAACCTGGTACCAATACATTGCATGCCGGCACTTTAGTCTGGCTGCAGAATATCTCGCTGAAGCCACCAATGAAGTCCACGTCATAATAAGGTGTTCCTACTGCGGGGTCATAGCTCACCTTTGCTGGAAGATCATTGCCTTTTAGCATGGATCCTTCGCCTGTAAGAAGCCATTGTGGATTAACTTCGCAATTTCTCACGACCTTTTCGAGAAAATCTTGCTTGGGGACTACTCCTTTTATATATCCCCTTACATTTCCCTCACTCACTCCTACTATATTGGCAAAAACCGTGTTAGCGCCGTCACCGAAATGGGTAACAAGTTCCTTTATCCTATCGTGAATTGTCTCGCTCATTTTGATATTTTTATATTAAAATCGAAAAAAGTCACGAAATTATTTTGTAAATTCGTGAGAAGTCACTATCTTTGCAGGCGTATTCATATAGTGAACATCGCGGCAAATATACAAAAAATATCTGAGACGCGAGTGTATTAACAGTTAAAAGTTAGAATTATGGCAACGAAAAAGGTTTATGACGCATGTTGTAGGGCATTGGCAGAGCAGCCGCTTTATTCCATCAGCCACAAGCGAGGTTTTAGGAGCAAGCGGATCCGCAGGCCTAACATGAAATTTCTATTTGGAAAGAAAGAACTGGTTAGCGAAGTACAGTTGTCGCACTGTAGCGAAGCAGAAAAGCGCCGCCACCTTCTGGAGGATCATGTTCTGCGGAGCACGTACATTGAACTGTATGCGCACGGACATCCTCTGGTTAACGATCCTGGTAGTGCTGCACTCGCAAAGGATTCCGAGTGAACTAGCGAAGTCTTCACAGGCCTTAATATCAGTCATGGCGTTTTTCTTCCCTTCTTTTTCAGTGGGAGCGTCAACCTCAATCCAGAACTGATAGATGACATTGGGGTCTTCTGACAGGATGTTTAGCATAGCTGTATATTTTTAGTGAACATCGCGGCAAATATACAAAAATATCTGAGACGCGAGAAAGAAGATAGATAATTAACAATAAAAATAGAGAATTATGGATGAGAAAATGCATAAACACCTCCGCACATGGGAGCTGCAAGAAAAGATCATGGAATGCTTTCAGACCATCCTCAAATGCGAGGATGAGCTGAAGGAGATGCGGCATGACGACCTTTATGACAGTGGTTTCAACACCATTGAGACTCTATGGAAGAACTTTGAACGTGTTCAAAACGGTCAAGGACTTGTTTCTGAAAGTCTCGGCAAATACGCAGAAGACCCTTGCTTTGCGATTGCAGCCCTTTTGGAGAAACAACTGCCCACACTTCAATCGGGACTCCGTATGCAGGGGTGTTCCATCCTTGTTCAGGATAGGTGCGGTAGGTTCTGCATAACAGGCCAAGTTGATGAAAGTATTGCTGAGCAAATTCGCGTATATTGTTCACGTCCCGCTCTTCGCAAGTAAAAGGAACGATGTATTTCTTTATCATGGTACAAAGGTAGCAAAAACAAATAATAATAACGAATTATGAACAGAAGAATAGTAATGGACCGCGGCAGTGTGGTGAAGTTGGCATGTGCGATGAACTGCACCCGTGAGATGGTAAGCAAGGCACTGAACTTCAAGAAGGACAGCATGCTTGCAAGGAAGATTCGCTATGTTGCCAAAGAGCAGTATGGCGGGATAGAGATAGGCGACAAAAAATAATGGAGGCCAGTTATGAAGCAGATTATGAAAGAAATGGCGAGGATGTCAATCGCCGTAGTGTTGTTGCTTGTCTATGCTTGGTTTTTGTTGAGCTTTGCCTGGAGCATTGATGAGATGAGCCTGTTGGAGAAGTGTGCGGGCATCGTTTACGGTTTTGTGATGGTGCCGTTGTATTACAAACTAACTGACGCGATGGGTCTTCGATGACCACCATCGTTACGAACCAGAGAGCAGCGTATATGGAGTATTACAAAAAGACATTGTGCGTGACCTTCAAGGAACTAACAGAGGGCGGTATCATAACCGGCCCAACACTTCTGAAGAACGTCCAGCGAGGCAACATCCAGAGTGCCAATCGTGGTGGTGGTGAAGGTTCAAAGGCTCTGTATGTTTATGCGTCGCTCCCTATGAAGTACAGAATGATGTTTGAAGCTAAGTATGGCAAACCCGCAGACGTGTTGAAGCAACAGGAACTGAAGGAATGGGTGAAGGAAGACGGTGAGGCGAGGTTGTTTTACGAGTCGTTTGAATACGATTTAAATGGTGTTCAAACTTGCCTCAGCCAGAAGCTGATAGATGAGTACACGAGCAATGCCAGTGTGCTGAAGATGCTCTGGGAGCGCATGAACGCGCTTACCAGTACGACCCACGCCCTGGGCGGTGGCAGACGCGGTGACTTGTGGGACATCGTTTTCACGCAGAGCGAGAAGCTGAGAGAGGTGACTGGCCACACCCTGCCCAGGAACCTGGCACGTCTGAAAGAGAAGATGTCGCAGTTCAAGAAGAGCGGCTATGAGTCTCTGATTAGCGGCAAGGTGGGCAACAAGAACACGCTGAAGATAACCGAGGATGCAGGTCGCAGGCTGATAGCGTTGAAGCGTAGCCGTGTGCCTGTGCTGACCGACAGCCAGATATTCGAGACCTTCAACTCGGAGGCAGATGCCAAGGGCTGGAAGCCATTGAAGAGCGTGCGAAGCCTGAAGATGTGGCTGGAGAGTGCAGCCATTGAACCATTGTGGCATGATGCCGTATATGGTGAGATGAGCGCCCATCAGAAGTTTGACCGCAGGCACAAGACCCAGTTGCCAACGATGAGGGATGCGCTGTGGTATGGTGACGGTACGAAGATAAACCTGTACTACAGGGACGATGACGGCAAGGTTAGAACAACATGCGTGTATGAAGTCATCGACGCTGCAACGGAAGTGTTCTTAGGCTTCTGCATCAGCGACACGGAGGACTACGAGGCTCAATATATGGCTTACAGAATGGCTATTCAGGTGAGCGGTCACAAGCCCTACGAGATAGTTCATGACAACCAGGGCGGTCACAAGAAGCTACAGAACCAGAAGTTCTTTGACAAGCTCTGCCATGTTCACAGGACTACGGCTCCCTACAATGGTGCCTCTAAGACGATAGAGAGCGTGTTTGGCAGATTCCAGCAGCAGGTACTTCATAAGGACTGGCGTTTCACCGGTCAGAACATCACAGCCAAGAAAGACAGCTCGCGTCCGAACATGGAGTTCATCGAGGCCAACAAGGACAAGCTGTACACCTACGACGAACTGAAAGCAGCCTACCTGAAAGCGAGGACAGAGTGGAACGAGATGGCTCATCCTGCAACCGGAGAGCAGCGCATGAAGATGTATGAGCAGAGCGAGAACCCCGAAACGCCAGTAGTAACGGCGAGCGACATGGTGGACATGTTCTGGGTAACGTGCGAGAGGATGAGCACGTTCACGAGCAGCGGCATAGAGATTACCGTGAAGGGCAAGAAGCGAGTATATGAGGTGATGAGTGAGCCGGGAGTGCCCGATATAGAGTGGCGCAGGAAACACACCTATCAGAAGTTCGTGGTGAAATACGACCCCTACGACTTCCAGAGCATCAGGCTGTACTGGAAGGACAAGGCCGGCGAGCTGCGGTTTGAGCGTGTTGCCGAGCCCTACATCGTCATCCACCGTGCCATCCAGGAGCAGACCGAAGGTGAGGCTGCTTTCATCAGGCAGCAGCAGGCAGCGGCAGAGACAAGCCGCATAGAACGCCAGGTGGCAGCGAGGGAGATAGAGTATGCGGAGGGTGTTGCCCCCGAGCAGCATGGTCTTGTGTCGCCTGAACTGAAGGGTGTGCGCAAGGATGTGCAGCGGCAGATAGACCGCAGGCTGCGCAAGTACGGCAAGGAACCTGAGGAACTGAGTCTTGGCAGGGTGACGAAGAAGGTGAGCAAGATGGACTGGAGCGAAGTGACCGAGACTGTGAGCATAGACCTGAAGAAGTTGGCAGGGAAGCTATAAAGGGCTAAAGGGATAGAGGAGATAGAAGAAAAGATATGGCTTAGCGTAGGAAAGGGCCCATGGCAAACCGGGAAGACGGTTGACTGCCGGAAAGACGGATGACAGCCTGGAAAGACAGGCTTTTAAGAGACTGAATTTTAAAAAAAACATAAGAGACATGGAACAGAAACAGAAAGAACAGATTGCCCAGAGGCTGCGGTCTTATGTGGCAAAGTACCGCAGCCAGAACAAGGCTGTTGGCAGTCTGAAAGGTACGAGCGCCGGAACAGTGAGCAACATCCTGAACGGCAAGTGGGAGAACATCAGCGAGGACATGTGGAAGAAGATTGGCGACCAGGTAGGCACCGTCATCAGCGAGGACGGCTGGCAGATAGTAGAGACCGGTGCCTATCAGGAAATCACGTATGCGCTGAACGATGCCCAGGAGTATAAGAACGTGACTTGGGTAGTGGGTGAAGCCGGCTGTGGCAAGACCACGACTGCCAGGATATACTCGGAGGAGCACAAGGAAGTCTTCTACCTGCAATGCTCAGAAGACCTTCACAAGGGCGAGTTCGTGCGAGAGATAGCCCGTCTGGTAGGCATCCGCACAGAGGGCTACACGGTGAGGGGACTGTGGACCGCCATCCTTGACAACCTCATTCAGATGGATGCCCCATTGCTTGTATTCGACGAGGCCGACAAGCTTACGGAGAGCGTGTTCCACTACTTCATCAGCCTGTACAACAAACTGGAAGACAAGTGTGGCGTGGTGTTCATGAGCACGGACTACATCATCAAGCGCATTGAGAACGGTCTGCGGTGGCAGCGTCCCGGCTACAAGGAGTTCTACAGCCGTATCGGGCGGAAATACTTCAAGCTGGAAGACACGACAGTCAACGATGTGTATGCCATCTGCACAGCCAACGGTCTAATCGACCGCAAGGACATTGACGAGGTGATAAGGGATGCCGAGTCATGTGACTTTGACCTTAGAAGAGTCAAGAAGAGCATCCACAGGGTTAAACGTTCTAAGGCATAAGTATGGGCAGAGCATTGACAGTGAAAGAGATTCTGAACAAGAAGCGGCAGACGTTCCCTTTTGATGGGAAATGGGCTGCTGCCTTTTCGCAGCCCGAGCGCACGGGCGTGTGGTTTATCTGGGGCAGGAGCGGCAACGGGAAGACCAGTTTTGTTCTTCAGCTCATCCGTGAGCTGTGCAAGTATGACCGTGTAGCCTTTGACAGTCTGGAGGAAGGCGATAGCCTCTCGATGCGTGACAAGCTTGTTCGTCACGGTCTGCTGGAGGTTGGCAACCGTCTTCATGTGTTGGACGGTGAGCCGATGGATGCTCTGAGTGAGCGTCTGTCGAGACGTAAGAGCTACAACATCGTTGTGATAGACTCTTTTCAGTACACTCAGATGACCTATAAGGACTATCTCCACATGAAGGAGCAGCACAAGGACAAACTTCTGATATTCCTGAGCCATGCAGCAGGCAGCAGCCCGAGGGGTAGTGCCGCAGTGGGTGTGATGTATGACGCCACGCTGAAGATATGGGTAGAAGGTTACAAGGCATTCAGCAAGGGGAGGTTCATCGGACCTGCAGGCGAGTTCACCATCTGGGATGAGGGAGCAGCACGTTATTGGGGAACAGAATAAAACGAGTGAGAATATGAATAATGAATATCAGCAAGGCGACACCATCTACATTCTGATGGACGCCATGAGCGCAAAAGGTCTGTTGGATGACTGGCTTCATCATAATTACGAATGTGACCTGCACCTTCGGCGTTCGGTTAAGAACAAGGGCAAGTTGGTGGTTGAGACCAAAGACCTGATGTGGGCAAACCGCATTATCAAGTGGCACAGATATGAGAGAGTAACCTATAAACATCCGAAGCAATGAGTAAGACAAAGCAAGTATTGGAATTGAGCAGCCCGTCGATGAAGACCAAACATGAGCGTTTGACGGGGCTTGTGCAACAGTGCAACTACTGTTGTGGATACGGATGGTTCTGGAGTCGTGACGGAGCCTATAACTCGGTGAAGGAGCCTTGCCCCATGTGCGAGGGAACAGGTAAGATGCAGCCAGTGATAACCATAGAATGGAAACCAGTATGTCAGGACAAGTAACAAACTTCGCACGGTTCTACACCATTCTGAACCGTATGCCCTATGTAGGCGACAAAGAAGAGCTGAAGCGTGACTTGGTGCTTCAAGGTACTAACGGACGCACTGGTAGCCTCAGAGAGGTAAGCAAGAAGGAATATGCCGCCATCTGTGAGGCAATGGAGCGCGTTGCTCCTGTCAATGACCGAGATAAGTTCGTAGAACAGCTCAGGAAGTCCAGAAGCGTATGTCTGAGACTGCTACAGAAGATAGGTGTTGACACTACATCCTGGCAAGCCGTAAATGACTACTGCAGGAGTCCTAAGATAGCAGGTACAGAGTTTCGCAACCTGAGCATTGACGACCTTGACAGGCTATCATTGAAACTGAGAATGATATTAAAGAAACAGAGTGATAAATAACTATTTTAGTAACTTATTAAAACATTAAAACAATGGCAACAAAAAGACAAAAGAAGACTGTCATCACCGGTGTAACCCGTGATGAAGCAGAAGAGGCATTTGGAAAGTACGCAAAGGCAGATGCCCAGATTGAGAAAATCAATGCAGAGATTGACCTGCAATGTGCTAAAATCAGAGAGAAGTACCAGCAGAAGCTGGGCGAACTTGTATGTGACCGTGAGTGTGCCTTTGACACACTTCAGGCATACGCCACCGAGAACCAGGCAGAACTCTTCACGAAGAAGAAGAGCTTAGACATGGCACATGGAACTATCGGCTTCAGGACCGGAACACCCAAGCTCAAGACCTTGAAGGGGTTCACATGGGCAAGTGCGCTACAGTTGGCTAAGAAGTTCCTGCCCATCACCTACATCCGCCAGACGGAAGAAATTGCCAAGGACAAGTTGCTTGCCGACCGTGACCTGAAAGAAGTTGCAGTATATGACACCCCGACGGGCGATCCCCGTGAGGTCACTATGTGCGAGGCTATGGCAGCCTGTGGTATTTTTGTGGCCCAAGATGAAACTTTCTTCGTTGAACCTAAGAAGGAGGATGCAGTATGAGGTCAAAGACATCATCTTGGTTTGAGTGCGCTGTATCGTATGAAAAAGTTCAGGACAACGGAACTCAGAAAAGGGTCACAGAGAAATACGTCGTAGAGGCTCTTTCGTTTACAGAGGCAGAGGCTAACATAACGGAGGAAATTTCATACTATGTTAGCGGAGAAATGAAGGTCAAGGGCATTGTTCCTGCACAGTACAGTGAAATCTTCTTTAGTGATGCAGCCAATGATGGCTACTGGTTCAAAGTCAAAGTGAAGTTTATCACCATTGATGAGAAGACATCCATAGAGAAATACACAAATGTCGTTTACCTTGTCCAGGGCTCAGACATTTCTTCTGCAAAAGCCAACATTGAAAAGGAACTGAACAAGTCTATGGCTGACTGCAACTTGTCTGGTATCAACGAAACGAAAATCCTTGATGTATTTACCCTGTAATCGGGATTTTCATCAAGTTAAGTTGTTTTCGTACATACTGTGAACTGAAAAAGAGGCATTCCTTGTGGGATGCCTCATTTTTTGTGCGTGTATATCATTTTTTTTTATTTAATTTGCACCATGAAACGAGGCAGGAATAAATCACTGGTGGCGGCCCGCGACCAAAGAATGTTCGAGAGGTACTACTATTGGACAGAAATACGCCGTTTGCGCTTTGACGATGCGATAAGGAAGTTGAGCGAGGAAGAGTTCTTCGTGTCGGAGAGCCGTGTGATGCAGGTGATACGCCGAATGATTCAGAACGGTGCTACTGTCGATGGCAAGCAGATTGAAAAGCCCTTGTTTACTGGTTTCAAGGTGGCAGCCCCTAAAGTTTGCCTACCGAAATCACGACCTTGCGTGGCGCGTCAGCTTTCACTGTTTCCTGAATGATGTCCGTAGCGGCAACAGAGTATAGCATTTCATATACCTTGATGCCGTGGCTCCAAGTATAGAAGCGTGACTTCTCACGTATGAGCTCGCCATCCTCTTCAGGACGGAAGCCCTGCAAAGCCTTGTGAAGGTCTTTGACCATTTCTGCCCTCTCCAGAGTTTTTTCCTCTGTTCCTGAACCATAGTGCGTGTCATCATAGCAGTCGATGACCAGCCGGAAGTTGACCTTTGCCTTCCCCTTCTGGCTTTTTCCGCTGAGATTAGACCATTCCGTTTCCGGTATGTCGATGAGCACACAGGGGAAGGTGACAGGATAGGTGTCAACATCCTCTTTGTCGATGGCCTCCAGTTGTCCGTAGTCCTCGTCCACCAAGGATAGTGAAGGCATGGCCTCCTTGATGTGTTCAATGAGATGATAAAGCAATGATTCCATCTTTTATTTTTTGGATTGATTCGTTAATGAGTTTGCTTACTTTCACTCGCAGTTCGGCAGAGTCACCCATGAACTGGCGCTGTGGTATATGCGCATGGACAGTGATGCTGCTTTTCCTTGTGAGTGCGAGTCCCTTCCATTTCTCAGCCTCCTTTGGCAGTTCCTTCGGGAGTTTGCCTTTGCCCTTGATGCCGGCAAGCGAATAGACCATGTGCCAGGCATACTTTCGCATGCGCTGTGTGACAGTGGGATGTGTGGTGATGTCGCCCCCGTCATTGTGTATGGCAGCGTAAGGCACAGGGTCTTCTATGGTAACTTGCCCCGGAGAGGTTGATGCCTGTATGGAGCGCATCATGTGGTTACGTCTGGAGGTAAGCGGGCTGTATTTCGCATCAGGAGAGTTGGAGTCCTGTCGACGTGTCCGTTTCCAAGGGTGCAGCCCGTTGTCGAGCCAGCCGCCATCCCGGAAGTTCTGCTTGAAGTGGTTAACGGCAGTGACGCCCACCTTGCGGGGCAGCCGGTCGTTGACTTCCTTGATGATGTCATCCTTAGCCTTGGCGACCAGTTTTTCTATGTCTCTTGCATCCATTGGCATTACTTAGGCATAGCGGTGAAGAGTGCCATTTCGCGGAAATAGTCGGCATCGTAGCGACGCTTGACCTGCTTCGTACGGATGAGCTTGTGAATGTCCTTCATGGAGATGACGGTGGGCTTGCCGTTGAAATTGAGAACCAAGAACTTCTTGCGCTGCTCGTTGGCAAGCTGCTGAGCCTTTTTGATGGCTTGCTTCTTACGGATGTTGAAGAGCCAATTTTTGAAGAAGATGATAACTTTTTTCATGTTTTGTTTGTTATTTGAAAAATAAATGTGTATATTTGCAGCGAGAAAGTTCCTTATCTATGCTGGATTGTAGTTCCAGCCGTGATTTGGGGCTTTTTCATTTTCTAAGGGCCTTTAAGATGTTGTCGCTGTCAGAGATACTGTAGAGGATAGTATTGCCATCTGTATATTCCTTCACAATAATCCAAGTCTTATCATTCTTTATTGAGGTTTCAAAGAGGTGAATTGTGATATTATCATTTTTCTTATCATCACCAGGGCCTAAATACGTTGACTTCTTTAGGACCTCATCAATATGCAATATCATACGGTTCTTTTCTGCATAATGTATATGTGGCTGGTTTGTCCATTCATCAACGCTTCTTCTGGAGATTTTAATTTCTCGTTTAAACTTAGGATGTGTGATGGTGGAACCTTGAACAGCCTTTCTTGCCTCTTTCTTTATCTGCTTGACATCTTCTTTCGTTGAACCATACAAACACCCATTGATAAACGGACAGTTGTAGCAGTCCTTTTCCCTGTTCAAGAACAGAGCTTTAAGGCGGTTACTGAAGCCACCCTTCTTATATGCGAAACAGCGGCTGCAATCGCTGGGGAAGTATGGGTGCTTGTCTGAGAATGTATGCCCGTCTTTGCCCGGATTGTTTTCAAGTCCACGTTGCGGCTGTGTGGGTTCCAATTCAGCGGGACGCACTACAGGTTCATCAGTAGCTTCGAGAGAGCACTTGCAGTTCCAACGGTCGCCAGGGTGGTGCTCGTTCCAGAACGGGTCATCGACAGGCAGTGTGAGCTTCATGCGCCAGTAGGCAGCGTGTGTGCTTTCCGGCTCTGGTGACGTGGTAGGCATCCATCGGAGGTTAGGCATGATGTCACGGTTGCGCTCAAACTCCTTCCAGTCAGCAGCTGCATGAGCTCTTATGACAGCGGTGTCATACTCTGTCTGCAACCAGGAACCTACCTGATGGCTTGCGATAGAACTGACATCACGTGCCCATTTATCGAATGGTTTGAGGTTGCCGTTTGCGTCATAGAGCTTTGCAGCCATTTCATTCCCCATAGTGTGAACCTTGAATGCTGCAAATATCTCGTTGGAGTGTCGCAGTTCCCTGTAGAAGAGTTCATCATGTGTCGGCGGTACTGGAGCTTGGGAGAGTCCTTCAACAGTTCCTTCATTGATTATCCTCAGAACCTCACGCCATGCCGTAGGTTCTATCTCAGAAGCCGTGTCAAAACCATTATAGACTTTCTTCATGAACATAGACAGAACATCAGCATCAAAGCGGATGGAAGCTGCGTTTGTGAAATGGTGCTGTCCGCAGTGGCACTGATGATCACCATAATAGAGGGCATCTATCAGAAGTCTGTGTCCGCCCCGTGGTCCGGGGCTAAACCGAAAAAACGGTTCAGTATGTTTTTGAACGGTTTTTTATCAGTGTTCAAATGGTCTTTGCCAGGAACTGTTGGTTCCTCGCTATTGTTGAGAGACTGACGCAAGGCATCCTTGCGTGCTTCGGCTTCTGCTTTTTGTTGGCCGTAGTCCTTTGGCTTCACTACGCTGAAAGTCTCATAGAGCCAATCATCATCCATTGGCAGTCCCATAGACTGGAGCTTCTGCACGATGTCGATTTGCTGAGAAGGAATAATCTTGTCTTTCTTGGCATAGACAAACTCACCACCCTCTACGTTGAACCCCAGGTTGGCAAAGATGGGTCGCATCTGATAGTTGAGGATGTCCAGGATAAACTCACGGTCATCCGTATTCATGTCATCCTCTTCCTCCTTGTGTACGGTGCCAAGCGCCTGTGTGCCCGTGTCCTTCGCGTCTGTTGTGAGCGTGTTGCCCAGGACTCGAATTGAGATTTTGCTATCCCAATAGTCCGCAAAGGTCTTGTAGAGGTCGCTGGAGCCCGTCTTGTTGCCTGCCTCAATCAATGTCAGTTCGCTATCCTTCGGGTGTATATAGACGGCATTGGAGCCTTGCCTTCTTGCATCAGCAACAAGGCGCTTGCGTGCTGCTTCGTCACCTGCATCATAGGTGTATTCCCTTATGGGCATACCGAAGATGTTGCAGAACTGAGCCCAGTCTGCCATATCCCCACGTTTGTAGAGGACAGCCGGCATGAGTTCTGCGAAGATGCCAAGACCTCTCTCTGTACCGACAAAGAGGCAGTTAGGGAAGTTCTCGATGGGGATGCCTTGCTGGTCGCCCTGGAACTTCAAGAGCTGCTTCTGTACAGGGTCGTAGTGCTTTCGGTCGATGAGGTCGTAGCGTATGTTCCCCTCTTCGTCGAGGTAGAACTGCACGAGCGTGAATCCCCAGAACTCTGCCATGATGAAGTCCTTGCGCAGCTGCCTGAACCAAGGAGAGCGCAGCTGTGCATTGATGGTGTCATCAGGTTCACCGTTCCGCTGGAACTCAATAGGAAATCGTGTGACCCCTCTGAGTCGCTTTGCCAGGACACCAGACAGGTGGAGGTCAAGCAAGGCAGACTCGTACATGTCAAACAGACGTGTGCGACACGAATAGTCGATGCTCTTTGCCAGCGTGACAGAGCTCATGTATGCTTTCATGTCGAAAAGGAAAATCTCCGGCATCTGTAGCACCACATCCGGCAATCTCTGACCGGTGGGAACGCGCATACCACCCTGAGTGATCTGCTTGGTGCTGTTCCTCTTATTCTTAATCTTGTTCATAATCATTATCTGAATGTAGGTCTTATATCGTCAGCCTGTATCTGCCAGGGGGAATTGTCGCTAAGTTCCTCAGCTGGAAGTAACGGTGCCCCGTCGATGGTGATGTCACCCTTCATGACACCTTTGAGCCATTCGATGGCGCGGTCATATCTGTCCTGTCTTATCTTGGCAATCTTATATGGATTGTGCTGGCAGAAGATATGATAGACAGTGATGTCGATGGCGAACATGAGAATGAGCGCATGGCGGTCAGTTCCTGTTGCTGAGAAGATGGCATCACAGTCATACGCCTTGTTCAGATAAGAGCGCATTTCCGAAATGGCTCTGTCCTCACATATCTCTATGATCTGAGGGTCATAGGATGCAGAGTCTTTCCTTAGGAGTGAGTCAAGTATCTCCCTGTGGATAGTAGCATCATAGTCTGTGGTATTGATGAAATTTGCCATAGTTACATGCGATATGGGTTTTGTTCGTTAAGTTCCTTGTATGAGATAGTGACAGCCGGTTGCAGTTCGGCAGTCTTCTCAGCAATGATGGTGAAACCACCTTCGATGCAGTCAGGACCATCGGCATTGTAAGGCAGGTGCATTTCAAAGAGCTTGAACTGATTGATGAGCTCCTGCATGTGCGGGTTGTCCTGTTCGTCTTCATTGAATATCCAAGCCCCGTTTCTGTCAATCGGTTCCAGGTTGGCTTCAATACGAGTGGCCTTGTCAGTCTTCTTGCGCTCATCTCCTTTGATGTATAGGTCGCGTTTGCGCTTCTTGCACTCATCACGCAGCAGCGGTTTGAACACCTGATTGAAGAACGGGTCCTGCAGCTTATTGTTCTCCATGTAGCAATAGACGTTGGTCTTTCCTGCTACATAATCCATCAGGTCGAAGTACCATGAAATGAAAGTCGCGTTCAACTCACGGGCAAGGAAGCCTTTGATGACATAGAACACTCCCTTATACTTGCCCACAAGCCAGAGTGCCTTTGTACTGGAAGCCTTTTTCTTTGAGTCGGAATATGCGGGGTCTCCGTACATGATGAGGAACGGGAACTTGCGAAGTGTTGGCACCTTGCCAAACGGCAGGTTCTTGAAGATGGTACCCTCTGAAACAGGATTGTTGAAATACTCAGCCTGAGCGTTCTTTGAAGAGATATTTGCCAGTACGGTGTCTATTTGCTCTTCCGTATTTTTCTGTGGCCAAGTGCTCTTTCCGTTCTTGTCGCGGATGTTGACTATATCCCAATGCTTAGCACGTTCCCCAGCTCGCTTGATGCAGCAGTCCTTGGCAATGATGTTTCCGCACCAAAGCACAAGCGTAGGCTCAGAGATGGAACGTGTAGGATAAAGCGCTCCCTCAAACCAGTCCCACTTCTTTTTCAGGGTCTCAGGATTGCGGCAGTCCTCATCCGTATCATAGTCATCAAGGTAGATGACATCAGGACGTACCTCCTCATTCCTGGCACCACGAGGGGCAGAGCCGGCACCCAGGGCAACGAACTTAGCCCCACAACGTGCAGTGAAGTCCTTATCGGTCCAGGCACCAAGTGTTACCTGATTGCCGTAGAACTGGCGCAGACGTGGGTTGCTCTCGAAGTTGAGCCTGTAAGGGGTAAGCAGACGGATAGCCGCTGTCTCAGTAGCCGATGCGAGTACAAAGAACCTCTTTCGCTTGGTCAGTGCCAGGAACATATTGATGAACATGGCCACCGTCGACTTTGCCAGCTCACGGCTCCATGACAGCACCTCATACCATTCTGGATGATCAATGACGCGGCGGATGGCCTTGACATGGAACGGTGCAAAGTCGTACTTGGCATATTTGGGGAAGAAATACCGGATCCAGGCAATAGGGTCTTTCTCCAGTTCCGTGCGTCGCTTCTCGATGTCGCGTTTAGACATCCAGTCTTCTACGGGAACGTCAGCAGCCAGCGCCTTGTGATGCTCTTCCCATCGTTGGAGGGCTTTTCTGTCTTCGAGTGTCATTTCATCTGGTCTTTTATGAACGCATCAAGCAGTTCGTTATACTCCTTAGCCTTATCGAGGTCGAGCTGACGTAGCCAGTTGGTGAAACGTATGCCCACATCCACGATGTCGGCAATGCCTACGTCCTGCTCAATCTTCTTGATGGCCGAAGCCAGTTTTGCGAGAGTGTCAGCTTCGGTGACAGTAGCGAAGCGCTTTCCCTCTTCGCGGTCATTGATGTTGTTGTTTATCTCAATGATCTGTCGGTTCAGTCCTGCAAGTATCTGAGCTGGTGTGATGGTGATGGATGCTTTGAGCTGTTCCCATCCTCCATCCTTTATCCATCGGGAAACCGTTTGTCTGGTGGTACCCACCTTGTCGGCAATTTCCTCTTGTGTGAAGTTGCCGTTTAGGTAGAGCGACTTGGCGATGTCTTTCTTGTCAATGTTTGCCTTTCCCATGTTTTTATTCTAAAAAATCACTGCAAAGTTCCTAATAATAAGAGGAATAACAAAACTGTATTTTTATGATGCCATCCGTGGAGTATATGCTATTCGTGGCGGCGTATATGATAAAAAGAGCGTTTTGCTGGTGGGAAAAAAATGATGAATTTTGCATCAAAAATCGTACGAGATGACAGTTAAGTATTTCAACATTATCCCCGGTGAGGGAAGCGCCACCCTCCTGTTGTATGGCGACATTGGCGACGGCTACAAAGTGGAGAGCGGTCGCATTGTGAGTGAACTGATTGCCCTTCAGTCGCAGTATGGAAAGATTGACGTGCGCATCAACAGCCGTGGCGGTGACGTGTTCAGCGGCATGGCCATCTATAATGCCCTGCGTCAGTCGAAGAGCGACATTACCATATACATAGACGGAGTGGCAGCGAGCATTGCTGCCATCATTGCCCTGTGCGGAAAGCCCCTCTACATGAGCCCATACGCTAAACTAATGCTTCACAGTGTGAGCGGCGGCACTTGGGGCAATGCGTCTGTGTTGCGCCAGACCGCCGACCAGATGGAGAAGCTACAGAAAGATCTCGCTAACATGATAGCCGGACGTTGTGGCATGAAGGCTAAAGACGTTCAGGCAAAATACTTCGATGAGAAAGACCACTGGATAGATGCCAAGGAAGCAGTGAAGATGAAACTGTGTGACGGCATCTACGACATGGCGACTACCGAAGAGCAGCCTAAAACAGCAGAAGAGATCTATAACTTTTTTAATAACCGGCTCGTTTTCGAGCCACAAAATTCACAAGAAATGGCATTAATAGATGACATCAAGGCAATCCCGTCCTTCAGTGACAAGGAGGATGCCAGTGCTATCGTAGCACACATCAAGGCGTTGGAGAACAAAGCAACGAAATGTGATGCCCTCCAGCAGGCAAACGATGCTTACAAGACGCAGATTGCGAACTTGCAGGCTAAAGAAGTAGATGCTTTCCTGAACACGGCAGTGTCAGAGGGCAAGATTACCAAGGAGCAGGTTCCCACCATGAAGAAGCTCATGATCAGTGACCGTGCAGCGGCTGAGGAACTGATTAACAGCATGAAGGTTCAGGGCGGTGCCCGTGCCGTTGACTTCATTGACCAGGGAGGTGCCAAGAATGCCTTTGAGGGCAAGACATGGGACCAGCTTGACAAGGAGAACCGCCTTGCCGACTTGAAGGCTCAGAACAAGCAGCTGTTCTGCTCGCTGTACAAGGACAAGTTCGGTGTGGACTACAAAGAGTAGCAACAAGAAGTATAACCTTTAATTATTCAAAAAATGGCATTAAACAAACAAGTATGGTTGAACACCATCGTCGAGAACTTCTTTCCCGACAACAGCTTTGCCACGAAGAGTATTGATGACTCCGTCTTCGTGAACAACAAGACCGTGCACATCCCTAACGCCGGTGCCCCTTCCGGTGTAGAGATTAACCGCACGCAGAAACCAGCATCAGTGAACCAGCGTACCGATCAGGACCTGACGTACGACATGGATGAGCTGACCACCAACCCCATCTACATTCCGAACGTCGACACGGTGGAACTCTCTTACGACAAGCGCCAGAGCATTCTTTGGAATGACCGTATGGAACTTCAGAAGCAAGCCCACCAGAACCTGCTTTACCGTTGGTTTGTCGCAGGCCAGGTTATAGAGACAGAAGGCGAGGCCATTGATGCCCATACGTCATCGACCGCTACCGGTAAGCGAAAAGCACTTACCAAGGACACTATTCTGAAGTTGATGACCCGCTTCAACCAGGATGACGTTCCTGCCACAGGCCGCTACATTCTTCTGGACGCCGTAATGTATGCACAGCTTCTGAAGGATCTGACCGATAAGGAGCTGAGTGCGTTCCTGGCATCTGCCAATGCCCAGAAGGGTATCTTAGGCAACCTGTACGGCTTTGACATCATGCAGCGCAGCCAGGTTTTGCGCCTTACATCGGCAAAAGCACTGTTAAAGTGGTCTGAGAATGCAACAGCTACCGAGCTGGCAGCCGGTCTTGCATGGCAGGAGCAGTGTGTGAGCCGTGCCCTTGGTGAAGTGAAGATGTTCGACAGCATGGACAATCCTACCTACTACGGCGACATCTATTCGTTCCTGATGCGTGTTGGCGGCAAATATCGCCGTTACGACAAGAAGGGCATCTACGTTATTGCAGAGGCCGCAAGTGCCTAACCCTTAAAACGAGACTCTTATGCAACTACCAAGAGTAAAAATTCAGTTTCTTAACGGGCTTCTTGGAACCGTCGGTGACAGTCCCGACGGTCTCCTGGCCCTCATATGTGGAGCGTCTGCTGTAGAAGGCAAACTGGTACTGAACACCGTTTACACACTTACGAGTGTTGACGACCTGTCAGCCCTTGGTGTGACGGAAGAGAACAACGGTAAGCTGTACAAACATGTGAAGGAGTATTACGATGAGGCAGAGAGCGGTACGAAGCTTATAGTCTATCCCGTATCCACCACTACAAAGGCTACAGACATTTGCGACTACACGAAGACGTCAGCCGGATATGCCCGCCACCTGATAACAAGTCAGAACGGTGCCTTGCGCGGCATTTTCGTTGCAGGTGTGAACATCAGCAGCAGCACTACTGCGAGTACGAACGGTCTTGATCCTGACGTGTTCACCGCCCTTCCCAAAGCGCAGCAGCTGGCCGAGTGGGCAACCACCGAGCTGTATGCTCCACTGTTTATCGGCATTGAAGGCAGGAACTACGATGCCGGCAAGGAGTTGAAGAACCTCTCTGTCGAGACGTACAACCGTGTATGCGTCGTTGTAGGTGATACCGTGAGCGGCAGCAAGGATGCTGCCGTAGGAACACTGATGGGCCGTATTGCCTCTATCCCTGTTCAGCGTAACATTGGCAGGGTGAAAGACGGCAGTCTGTTCCCGACCGAGATGTTCATTGGAACCAGTAAGGTTGACGAGAGTGCCAACGTGGTAGCCAGTATCTTTGAGAAGGGCTACATTGTTCCACGCAAGTACGTAGGCAGAAGTGGCTACTTCTATGCCGACGACCCGATGGCTTGTGACCCTACCGACGACTATGCCCACATTACGAACCGCCGTGTGATAGACAAGGCCTACAGGATTGCGTATGACACGATGCTGGAAGAGCTTCTTGACGAAATAGACCTGAACGAGGACGGTACCATGCAGCATGCTGTGGTGAAGAGCTGGCAGCAGACGCTGGAGAATGCCATCAATCGCCAGATGACCGCTAAAGGCGAACTTAGTGCGACTGACGGGGAAGGCTGTCAGGTGTATATTGACGAGAAGCAGAACGTGGTTTCCACCTCTAAGATTGTGGTGACTCTGAAGGTGCGTCCTCACGGCTACAGCCGCTATATTGACGTGAACTTGGGTTTCCAAGTAACAACCGCATAAAAGAAGATTAAGCTATGGTAAATACAAGAGAATATGAATGGTCTGATGTGACTGTGGTCTTAGCAGGCCGTATTGTGACTGGTCTTCGCGGCGTAAAGTACAGTGCGAAGCAAGAGAAGGAACTGCTGCATGCCAAGGGTAATAAGCCTCACAGCATCCAGCGTGGCAATAAGACCTATGATGGTGAGATTACTTTGCTGCAAAGCGAGTATGAGGCCCTGAAAAAAGCCAGTGGTGGCGACATCCTGGACGCAAGTATGGACATCGTTGCCGCTTATGGCAATCCAAACGCAGGTGATACCATCACCACCGACTTGCTGATAGGCGTTGAGTTCACTGAGGACAACACCGAGTGGAAGCAAGGCGACAAGTTCCAGGAGAAGACCCTTCCATTTATCTACCTTGACCAAAAGAGCCTGTAGCCCTGTGGGAAACCACTGGGCACAGCAGCCCTTTGAACAGTATTCAAAAAACATTCAAACAGTAGTAAAATGAAATTGACAGAAGAGCAAATAGCCGAGCTGAAGAAGAAGCACGGCGCCCTGTACGAGATTAGTGTTGGAGAGAAGAGCTGCATCGTTCGCAAGCCTAACCGCAAGGATTTAAGCTATGTGAGCGTGGTGAAAGACCCGATCAAGATGAGCGAGACCTTGCTGAAGCAGCTCTGGGTTGAGGGTGACAAGGAGATACAGGAGCAAGATGACCTGTTCCTGGCAGTCATCCCCAAGATGGAAGAGGTCATAAAAGTGAAGGAATCACAGATAAAAAAGCTTTAGCGGATGCCGATGTACCAGATGCCGAAGACGGTGATGTGCTGTTTCTGAACACACTCCTGAGGTATTACATGCACATAGACCCTGACACACTGAGTGATGAAGAATGGGCATGGACTATCCGGTATCTGATTGACATCCGCAAAGAGGAAGCGAAGGCAAACAAAAATGGACAGCGTACTTAATTTTCTTATCAAGCTAAAGGCAGATGGGGGTAATGTGGTAAACGTTGCTCAACAGGCTTCTCGACAGCTGGACGAAATATCCCGTAAGGCGACTTCCACAGGGTCTCGCCTACGGGAAGCCTTCTCCTTTTCTAATTTCAAAAGCTCTCTGATGTCTCTGCCAGGAATGGAGTTCCTGACAAACCCCTATACTCTCATCAGTGCAGGTGTGGGAGCTGTCACGGCTCTTGGAGCACAGGCAGAACAGACAAGCGTCGCTTTCACGACCCTTGTGGGCAGTGAAGAAAAGGCGGCAGGGATATTAAAGGAAATCAATGACTTTGCCGCAAAGACCCCCTACGGCAACCTGGATTTGATAGATAATGCCAAGACTATGCTGAACTTCGGTGTTCAGGCAGACAAGGTGAACGGCTATCTGCGCCAGCTGGGCGACATAGCAGCCGGTGACAAGAATAAACTGGGCAGTCTCTCCCTTGTATTCGGTCAGGTAGCCAGTGCCGGCAAGATGAGTGGACAGGATCTGCTACAGTTCATCAATGCAGGTTTCAACCCCCTGAAGGAACTGGAGAAAATGACCGGCAAGACATACGCCGAACTTCAGGACATGATGAGTAAGGGACAGATAGGCTTTGATGCCGTTGCAGCAGCCATCAATCATGCCACAAGTGCCGGCGGTGCCTTTGCGGGTATGAGTGACAAACTGAGCCAGACCATCAGCGGAAAGTTCTCTACGTTGGTGGGCAATGTCCAACAAGCAGCCGTTGACATGTTCAACGAGATAAAGCCCATTGTCAATGACATCATGGACTTGTTTTTGGCTATTGTACCACCGATAGCCTCAGCAATCAGAGGGATATTCTCTGTTATAGCAGGAGTCATTGGCTTTATTGTAAACTGGAAGACTGAGCTTGGTCTGTTAGCTGCTGTAGTGGCAGTTGGTACCATAGCTTTCAGTGCACATGCCATAGCGATAGGAGCCGTTGCAGCAATTCAGGGTGTTGTTACCATTGCGACGAATGCCTGGACAGCAACACAGTTGCTGTTGAATGCGGCACTGAAAGACAACCCGATAGGCATTGTGATAACAGTCATTGCAGCACTTGTGGCAGGGGTTGTCTATTGCTGGAACAAGTTTACTGGTTTCCGCGCCTTCATCCTCACGATGTGGAACACGATGATGGGCTTCGGCAACATCATCAAGGATTATGTCATTGACCGCCTGAAGACGTTAATGAGCGGTATCGGTAAAATCGGAGAGGCATTTGCAAAGCTCTTCAATGGTGACTTCAAAGGGGCATGGAACAGTGCAGTCGATGGCGTAAAGGACATCACAGGCATCACAAGTGCAGAGAAAGCCCTGAAATCAACCAAGCAACTCGCTGAAGGTGTTGCCGCTGAATACGATAAGAACTACCGCATCGAGAGCCAGAAGCAACAGCAGAAAGACACGAAGAAAGAAGCTTCTATTGCCACACCTGGCACAATAGGCAGTGCAGGGAAAGCAACCTTCAATGCAGCCAGTGGTGGAAAGAGTGGAAAAGGCGGCAAAGGTAACAGTGGAAAAGGCGGTAAGGGCAACAAAACCGCAGAAGCCTTGGCTACAGGTGGAACCCGGAACACCAGTATCACCATGAACATCGGCAAGTTCTTTGACAATATCTACGTTACGATGGCAGACAGGACAGACACGGCAGAGCTTGAACGTATCGTGCTCCAGAGCATGAACAGGGCTCTTGCCATAGCAACAAGTACAGAACGATGAAGACATCAAGGTTTCTACTACAGAATATTGCTCTTAGGGCAATGGGGCTGACGAAAGTCCCACCCTATGGGCTGTTCCGTGAGAATAACTTTCACGGCATCAATACCGGCTATTTGCCATCAGGCAAAACAATGCCTGACAGCGATGAGTTCAATGTGGAAGATATGAGTGATGCGGAACTGGAGGAAGTGGTAAGGACGAATGCCCTTGGCGTTCCGATGGTTATGCCATTGCGTTTCCAGCTGGAAGAGTCAGGTGCTAAAGAATGGTTGTTCCCGATAGAACCGATGATTAGCCTCAATGGTCAGAACATCCTTGTCCGCCGCCATGTGAGCAAGGGTACCATCAAAGGCAGCATCAAAGAACGGTGGACACAGGATGACTACACCGTAAGAATAGAAGGCATCCTCATGTCACGTGACAGGAAATACCCTGATGAGGACGTGGCAACGCTAAAGAACTTCTGTGAGGCAGGACATGTGAAGGCACTGTGTCCTTTGCTGGAGATCTTCGGCATCAGTCAGCTGGCGATAGAGAGCTGGGATATTCCCTTCACCACCGGACTGACAAATCAGAACTATACGATTACGGCATACAGCGATGACATCTACAAGCTGCTGTTGAGCCGTGATGACTTAAATACATAAGAGCAATGTACACGATGCAGTATGACATACAGATTGGCGAGTACCGGCTGGGGATGCTTGACAAGGTGGAAATTCACAAGAGTGTTGAGCAGCTGGCGGACACGGCTGTTATCACACTGCCCGCGTCGCAATATAACCAGGCACTCCAGGTTGAAGACAAGCTGAAGCGTGGTGACGGTGTCATCATCAAGTTCGGCTATGAAGAGACTGGAATGGAACTGGAGTTTGAGGGATGGCTACAGCGCATATCGACTGACGGCGGCAATATCAAGCTTCATTGTGAAGATGACCTTTTCCTGTTCCGGAAGGAACTACCGAATGAGGTCTTGAAGAATGTCACTCTGGAGGCGTTGCTAAAGAAGGTCATCAACGGCTGCGGCATTGGTCTGACGCTGGATTGCACCTACAGTTGGACGTATCAGAAGTTTGTCATCAATAACGCTACCGGTTTTGATGTACTGAAAAAGGTTCAGGAAGAGTGCGGTGCAGACATATACGTGGATGACAAGCTGCATGTGCATCCCCCAGGCGAGAAGATTGGAGAGGAACGTTTCTATGACCTTGCCCTGAATGTCGAAAAGGAAGATCTTACTTATCGGTGTGCCGAAGACAATAAAGTGAAGGTTGTGGTCAAGGCTCTTATGCCTGACGGAACCGTCAAGGAAGTCGAGACTGGCAGCACTGGCGGCGAGAAGATTGAAGTCAAGTGTGCCACCTCTGATGAAGCTTCAATGAAGGCACGTGGGGAGCTGGAGGTGAAGCGCCGGACCTTTGACGGCTATGAGGGTAGCATCACCGGCTGGCTTATCCCGATGTGCAAGCCAGCGGACAGCGTGACCATCAAGGATAAGGACTACCCCTATAAGGAAGGTACCTATTTCGTGACCTCTGTGACAACGGAGTTCGGGAAAGAAGGTGGCTCCAGGAAAATTGATTTAGGATTCCGATTGAGCTAACGAGATATGAATGAATACAGTAAACTGAAAGACTATCTGAGCGGGATTGGCAGCAATGGTATTGCCATCACCCAAGGCATCGTAAAATCGGTGTCTGGCAATCTCTGTGAGGTGGAGATTGGGAATATCGTCATTCCTGATGTCCGGCTCAGAGCTTCAGAGCTGGATGATGATGGCGAGATGCTTGTAACCCCGAAGATAGGCAGTGCCGTGACCGTCGGCAGCCTGAGCGGGGATCTGTCTCAGCTGGTGGTTCTGCAAGTGGACCACATCGAGACCGTCGTCATCAATGGCGGCAAACTTGGTGGTCTGATAAACATTGAGCATCTGACAAATAAGATAAACGACTTGGTCAACACCTTCAACAGCCATACGCATAATGTGACGGTGTCGCATCCAGGCGGTACATTTACAACAGTAAAACCCGGTTCCCCAGCCTCATCCTTCAAGAGGGGTGACTATGAGGACGAAAAGATAAAGCACTGATATGATAGGAATGCAACTGACATGGGGCAATGAAGAGGGTAACTTTTTGGAACCCGTTATTGAGAAGGGAACGCTGGCACTTGGCGACACTCTGCGCCAGAACCAGGCACTGCTTCTGCTACTACATAAGGGTGAACTGAAAGAACGCCCTGCGGTGGGTGTTGGCATAAGTGACATGCTCCTGGACAATGACCCCATCTATTGGCGCACATCCATCAAGGAACAGCTGGAGATGGACGGTCAGAGGGTTAGTAGCGTGAAGATTATGCGTGACGGCATACAGATAGAATCAACATATTAGCATTATGGAACAGCATACGAAAGATAAAATACAGTACGCAACGGCAGTCGTGACGCTGATGAGCGGCATAGTGATGTGTTATATTGCTTTTTTCAGGAGTCCGGAAGGCGACGTGCCAAGTGGTGCCCTTTGGTACTTTGGTCAGACGATGGTATATGCCGCCACCATCTTCGGCTTCAAGCTGGTAGTGGATGATTATTTACGTAAAAACAAATAAGATTACAACTATGGGAAGAAACATTAAGTACATTGCCGTCCACTGTACGGCAGGAAGCCAGAAGGCAACTGTAAGAGATCTGGAACTGGAGTTCAAACGCAAAGGATGGAAGAACCCCGGCTATCATTATGTGGTGATGGCAGACGGCAAGATTCATCAGCTGCTTGACACAGAAAAGGTGAGCAACGGCGTAAAAGGGTTCAACAGTGTGACGGTGAATGTGGCCTATACTGGCGGAATAGATGCTAAGGGCAATCCAACCGACAACCGCACAGAAGAGCAGAAAGCCTCCCTGCGAAAGTTACTGAAGCTGCTGAAGGGGAAATTCCCTGACGCGGTGATCCAGGGGCATAGGGATTTTAGCCCTGACAAGAATGGGAACGGCGTGGTGGACGCATGGGAGCGAATCAAGGCATGCCCTTGTTTCAATGCTAAAACGGAGTATAAAGACCTTTAATGAGATGAAGATGACAACGAGACTACTCATATTCCTTTTTGCCCTGTGCCTATGCGGTTGCAAGACAAAGCAGAAGGTTACAGAGAACCTGACAGAGACTGCCCAAGCAAGCTGTTCATCAGTTCAGCTGACAACCGAGCAAACGGAACAGGAAGGCCAGGCTACCACCCAGGAAGAGACAATGCACACCCAATGGAGTGACAGCATTGTGGAGCGGTTCCATGAGCGCGTTGTGACAGACTCGACAGGGCGCGTGCTCCTCCATGAGGTGGAACATAGCAAAGACACTTACAAAGGCAGAGGGCAGCACCAAGCGAAACGCACTGACAATCGCCAGGAGAAGGCGACCGTACAAAGTCAGGAACTGACTATTGCCCAAAACGACTCTACCTATAACGGCGGTACCCTGAACGAAGTGACAGTGGTAAAAAAAAAGACGTGGCGGTGGCTTTGGTACGTGGGAACACTCGCAAGCCTCCTGATAGTGGGATTTATCATATCAAAAGTAATAAGACGATGAAACAGACAGTCAAAGACGGGCAGACGCTGGCAGACGTAGCCATACAGGAATACGGTTCATGGGAAGCCATGATAGCCATTGCCAGGGAAAACAATCTGAGCATGACGGAGGTTCCTAATGCAGGAACGGAGCTGTCGATGCCGGATGCCTCATGGAACCGCACCATGCAGAACTATTGCAAGAACAACGACGTGAGTCCAGCAACTGCACGCGACCATGGCGATGTTCGCCTGCGCATCTTTGATGAAGAATTTAACGAACCCTTCAAGTAACAGACTATGGCAAGGAGTGTAGCGGAAATCAAGAAGACGATGACGGACGCATTCATGGCGGATGCGACCATCAGGGAGAAATACGGTCTGAGCGTGAATGACACGTTCAGCAGCAAGTTTTCCAGTGTAAGCATCGAGAGCATTCTTTTCTTCATCGTGGCGGCTTGCTGCCATGTTCTGGAGGTGATCTTTGAACAGCACAAGCGCGACGTGGAAGACAAGATAGCCTTGGCAGTGGTGGGAAGTGTCCCCTGGTATTACAAGATGGCACTGGCATTCCAATACGGTGACAGCCTGGTTCTGAACGAGCGTACACAACATTATGAGTATGCTACCATCGATGAGAGCAAGCAGATAGTGAAGTATGCAGCCGTGCGTGACAAGGGAACCAGCGTACAGATACTTGTCAGCGGCGATCAGGGCGGCAGTCCCGTGGCTCTTTCAAACGACGTTTTAACGGTGTTCAAACAGTATATGAACAGAGTAAAGGTGGCAGGTGTTATCCTGAATATTATGAGCAATCCGAGCGACCACTTGCTGCTGAAGGCATCCGTTACAATCGACCCACTGGTATTGAATGATGACGGAGGGTCGTTAAGGGATGGAAGCAAGCCTGTGGAGGAAGCCATTGCCAAACACCTGAAGAGTATTCTATATGGTGGAACCTTCAACAAAACGAAGCTTGTAGATGCCATTCAGTCTGTTGATGGTGTCCAGGACGTTGAACTACAGGAATGCCGCTATAAATCAGAAGGCGATGCGTCCTATACTTTGCTTTCTGGTAATAACTACACAGGCAATAGTGGCAGCTATATAGCGGATAATCTGGAAAACAGTTTGACTTATGTGGTACAAGATTGATTTATACAAGTTGATGGTACATCTGTTACCTCCAATATTGCGCAGTAAATTCCTCGTCTCATTTCTGGGTGTACTGACATGCCCGCTGCGTCGTCTTTATAATGACTTCGTCAGTCTGCGGAATGATGTTGAAAACCGTCTGGACACTACTTGCAACGTTGTTAGCCTGGAGAATGCCCTCAACTCAGCCTTTTTCCTAACCGACAGTCAGATATACATAGATACTCCTGAAGAGACTTATTCTTCAGCATTCTACTATTACTATGAAATGCAGCGTGCCAATATACTGTACCGGCTTCACGAGGGAAGTGGCTTTGTCCTGATGGGAAATGGCATCAAGAATGGTATTGTGAATTTCACAGTACATGTACCGTCATTCTTATGCACATCCTTAGAGTCAAAGGAACAAGACAAATATCGTTGGAAATATCTTGCAATTATTAAAAAGATTCTTAAAAGTTACAAACCCGCTGGGCGCACGTTCAGCATAGAATTATATGAATATGAATAAAGTATTGTTTAAAGAAGGCGGTCAGCCCATCTATCTTGATGACTTATCGACTATGCAGGACTTCAGTAGTGATGCTATAGAGATGTTGCTACAGGGACTGGGAGTTGACACCGATGTGACATATTTCGTCAAGAAACCGGAAGAGACTTATAATGGAACGGTTGCTAAATTCACGAACGGTTCTCTTTGGGTTAAGGATATCGGACTTGTACCACTAATCGGAGTAACAGACCTGGATTTGGGAATTACGGGTAAGGCTTATGTCAAAATATCAAAGACAGAGACCATGCCCCGTAGTTTTGAAGACGGTCAGATTCGAACTACAAGGCAAACTGTAATCGGCACAATAGTAAACACCCCGGCAAACAGTGATTATGTGTATTCGGAAATCCCTGACATGCTTAGTCAGTTGTCCTTTCTCATAGACAAAAATAACAGGACCGCCTTCCAGACTGTTGAAGTAGAGTGGGCTAACGGCTATGGAGGTGTAGTTGAAGTCAAAGAGATCTTCGGAGGCTACCGCTACCATGTGAAAGCCAAGAGTTCCGCAAGCTCCTGGGGTGAAACTAAACATATTTGTTATGGTGTCTTTCATCCCGCAGTCAGCAGTATGTTCATGACAGGAGGAGACACTCCTTCTCGTGACAATCCCCACTATCTAATTCTGAGCGGCGAAGGTTATATAGAGTTGTCTGGAGGTTCAGAATTGGAAGAGCCGATTAATGCTCCTATAGACATTACATTTGATGTTTTAGGCAATCCGTGGATTTAATAATTAATGACCATATGAAAACAATTTATCAGTTACAGCAAATAGCAGCCCGCCTCCGTGAAGTAACGGAGGTGAACAGCATCAGTCCTGAGGACACCTTTGGCCTCCAGGCAGATGTATTGGAGTACCTTGCCGACATGGAACAAAATGCGGAAGGTCTCGGTATTCACAAGGTATATGCCAGCTATGCGGCAATGGTGGCCGATGCTTCTGCCCCTGTTGGCAGCAACGGCAAGGCCCTCCGCTTCGGTCAGTTGGTTGTCATCTACAACTCATCCAACACCACTCAGACAGGGAGTGGCAACGTATATGCCTGGCAGAAGGGCAACACTGGAGCTGCTGCATGGCTGCTGATGGGCAACCTTGGTAGCGTACTAGGTAATCCTCAAAATGGCTACTATGTGTGTGATACAGCTGATGCAACGGCTGAAAAAGAAATATCCGCCACAGGTTATGTGCTGTCTGTTGGCGGCAGCATGAAGGTTAAAATGACCAACGCCAACACTGCCGACAACGCTACTCTGAACATTAATTCCACAGGTGTAAAGGCTCTCTACTATGCAGGTGAAAGAGCTTCTTCTATTAATACTTGGGAAGCTGGTGAAACTGTAGAAGTATATTATGATGGAACAAGTTACTATGCCAATAATGTAGCAGGCGGTAGTGGCTCTGGCGATGGAGCAACAATAGTCCAAAGCACAGATGATTATACATTGACTGATTTGGTTTGGACTGATACTGGAGTAAGAGGTTTGAAAAACTCCAGTGATTTTTGGCTTAATTCTGGGGATAAATTGAATTTTTCATATACTGCAAGTTATGGTGGTATAATAAAGCAGAAAAAATCTGATGGAACTTATGTCAGCCTATTTTCAACTAATGATGTACAGACTTTAACAGCGTTTGAATTTATATGTCAAGTTGGAGGATATTATATATTCAACGTTAATTCCATTGAGAATATTGTTATTACCCCAAGTTATACGGCTGATAAGAAGGAAAGCATAAGTAGTGCCACTAACTCCCTGTCTAAACAAATACTTGATATAGAGTCTGGTATAAGCAGGTGTGAGGAGTTTCTTATTGAATCCCGTTTTTATCAAAAAAATACTGGAAAGGTTTGGAACCAAGATACATCTGAATTGGTTTCTATCTCTGGTGATGGTAGTTCATGTGCCGCTATAATAGAAGTTGAAGGTGTAACTGATATTCACTTCAAACGTAGTACATGGAGTTTGTCCTATTGTCCAACATTTTTCAGTACTAAAAACAGCGATGAGTTTAATGCTGAAACTATGGTTGGTTATGCTTCTGCCAATACAGAAATTAAGCAGTATGAGTTTTATGTGTCTGTTCCAGCTAACGCAAAAGTTATCTGCATATCCTTGAAGAATGATATAAAAAAGTCTCAAAATTATTTCTTTAGAAAGTACTACAATAAAGAACCATCCATCAAAGTCAAAAGAACTTGGGCATCTATTGGAGATAGCATAACAAGAATCAATAATGATAATTTATATTCTCCAAGTGAGTCAAGTGTCAATGCTGGAACATTCAAAACTATTAAAGGCTATCAAGGCTATTTGCAGGAGAGAATAAAATTCGATGGTTTTACTAATCTCGGTGTAAATGGTGCAAACAGTCTGACTTATCCTTGGGATGATATTATAGTAGCTGATATATATACGATAGCACTTGGTATTAATGACTGGGGTGCTGGAAATGCAGTAGGTACTATTAGTGACTATAAGAGTTGGGCAAGTGGTGATACTGTTGACAATTTTGCTAAGGGAATAGCAAGGATAGTCAAAAAGATAAGGACTTTGAATGCTTATGCAGACATAATTATCATGACTCCTACAAAGGCTATCAGCGGTTATTTTCCTACATCTTCTAATTCTCCGAGTGACAATGGGCAGCACACATATTTACATGAATATGCTGATATGCTTATAGAGATAGCGGATTATGAAGGATTTCCCGTTGTTGACATCTATCATCATGGTAACTACAACGACGGTAACATTCAGTATTGGACTTATGACAAATGTCACCCAAATGACAGAGGCTCACGAAAGATTGCCAATCTTTTATTCCCTGTCATGAGATATTTTTCTGATGAGTATTATACTAAAAATTAAAAATATATGTTTTTATAAAACACGTAAAGGGAGAAGGTATCTATATTGTATATAGTTATTGTAATAAGCGGTTCCCCGAAAAAGTTGTCAGGCTAAGCAGCCTACAGAACAAAGAGATTGAAATCCACGACTATGAGAAGGACGTTACCACCTCACAGGGTGATGGCCGTTATCTGGTCAGCTTCCGTGAAAAGAAAACGGGAGAGTGGGCGAAGTTTTTCACAGCATCGGAAGAGATGAAGCAGATCCTGGACAAGGTGAGCGACATCGAAGACGGTTTCCCGTTTGAGACGGTCATCGAAAGTGAGGTCTTTGACGGCAACAAAGTGAAATACAGCTTCACCTAAACGCTGTTTGAACATTATTTAATCACTTAACAAATTATCGAGATGGACAAAATTTATGGAGCATCAATCCGCCAGGACGGACTGCAGAAAGTTGGCCGGAACCGTTGGGACTTGTTCTATGGCTTCGGCAAGGATGAGGACAATGAGATGGGCTATAACTGGCGCACATCTTTTGACCATCAGCCGACGATTGAAGAGGTGAAGGAAACTATCATCACTCAGATCAGTGCGAACACACAGAAGGCTATCATTGAGGGCTACAAGTGGGAAGGTCATCTGGTATGGCTTTCGTCTGAGAACCAGGCGAACTATACACGTGACTACATCATGGCAAAGAATGGTGACTTGGGAACCATGCCAACCGTGAAACTTGGCTCAGATGATGCCCCTGTCTATTACACATTTGAAGACATCGAGGAACTGACGGAGTTTGTTATGGGTATGCAGCAGCATATTCAGAACTGCCTCAACGCCTCCTGGACTGAGAGAAAAGAAATAGACTGGAGCGTGTTCAGCTAAAATGTAGGGGGATGAAAAAAGCCCCCAGCCTGTTAAATAGTCGTCTCACTTACTTTTTAACACACGTCGCTAACCAGCGCAGCTGGGGGCCTATGCCCTTCGCTACTGGTTAGCGATTTTTGTGTATAAGTTAAGTGAGACGGTGCAAAGGTACGAAAAATAATTGAGATGAAAGTATTTGAGGCAATAAAATTGACGGAAAGCACCCTAATTGCCCTCAGAAATGCCAATGTGGGAACGGGTGACGTGGAATATATCAAACTGTATGAAGAGTTTCGTGATCTGCAAGGTGACGGACTAAAGGTGCCATATTGCGTGGCGTTCTTGGCTGAGAAGTACCACATCAGCATCAGGAAGGTCTATGACCTGATACGGAAGTTCAAAAGCGACTGCAAAATGTCTGCACCGTGATTTTCCTCATCGGTGATGTGTGCTGCTTGTTTATTCGTAACTTTGTACCAACTTTTAATATCAAGCGTTATGAATAAATACTATGACATGCTGGACAAAGTTCTTTCAAATGGAAAGATGCAGCACAACAGGAAGGGGGATATTAAGTATCTCCTGAATGAGCAACTATCACTGACACCTGCTGACCTCTTGGATATATTCGAGAGCCACAGTATAGCCAGAAAGAAGCTCAAAAGTGAACTACAACTGTTTATGCAGGGTGAAAGACAAGTTGAGAAGTATCGCGATGTGGGAATAAATTGGTGGGACTATTGCGGTTCAGTCCTGGTGAACAGCTATCCGACCTATTTTGAGAAATTGCCTCCGCTCATTGCCAAGATCAACCGTGAGAAGCGCAACAGCAAGAACTATGTGCTGTTCCTTGGCTCAACGGATGCAGAGAGCAACCAAGCACCTTGCCCGAGTCTCGTGCAGTTCCAGATTGATGAAGGTGAACTGGTTGTTTCCGCTTATCAGCGAAGCAGTGACGCGAACTTAGGTTTGCCGTCAGACATATATCATCTTTATTTGATGGCAAGACAGATTGATTTGCCTTTGAAGTCAATAACACTCAATCTCGGAAACGTTCATATCTATGCAAGCAATCTGGAGAGAACAAGAAACTTGCTCAATGGAGATGAGAACGTGAAATTTGACCTCAATGTGTGA